GGTCAGGCCAATAGATTTGAGGAAGGATCGCGAGAATGACATGTTTATTCCTCCTGTTCTTCGGGGCCAGTGCTTCGGCCTTCGGATAAATCCAATGCGGTGCTTTGCATTGCTGTCCCTATTTTTTCATACCTTGTTTCCCGGCGCACATTCAAAAACGTAAAATTTTCACGGGATAAACGTTTTTTTGCAATAAAAAAAGCGCCCGGATGAACCGGACGCGGATTATTGATTTTCAGGTGATCTTGCCAAGCTCACCTTCCCAAATGGCTTTATACTCCGATGCATGGTCTTCGGCGGCAGGGCGAAGGAAAGGATGCGGCTTTATGTACCGGGTGCCCAATTCTTGATACGGGGCATATTCAACCGGGGTCGCTATGACTTCCGTACTATCGTCAATCTGCTGGTGCGTGATGCTGTTCCGCAAATTGCCGGTATCAACCGGGGCCAATTGCTTTGCGTAGCTTTCAGCCTTGCCGCCCATGATCTCCAATGCGCGGGCGTTCGCATCCTTTACAGCGGCAAGCACGGCGGAGCGGTTGCTGGTGAATTTTACGTCAGGCATTTTCTACCTCCGAAATATACGTCATGGCTTCATCATAATCAGCCATTCGGAAAACCCCGCCTTTCTCAAGGATGATCTGCGGGATTCCGATGCAGGGAACAGCGTCAAGGGATTCTTCCGCATACACGGCTTCATAGCATGAAAACACATTCCACGGTTGTATCGGCCTTGCGCCTTTGAACCCTTGCTTTTTCGCCCATTCATTTGCCGTCATTTCTTGCCCTCCGCTTTAATCATGACTTTGTTTGCCATGTCAAAATTGAAGTCCTTATCATCAACGCGGATAACGCCGGGCCAGTTGTAGTAATCATACCCATTGAACTTCCTGCGATATTGGAGCCGTTCAAGGTATTCAGAAACCTTGCTCCCGCGCAGTAGCTTATTGGACTGCGGGTCATAAATAACAAGCTGGTCAACGTCCTTTTGCAGGCTGACAATATGCCCGGCGTTGAACCCTTTCCACTTGAATTGTAAGGTATACCGCCCGTTATCGTCAAGCACTTCAAGCAATTTCTTCTCGAAGCGCTTTGCTGTCGGTGCTTCGCCTGTCCATGCGCCTTTATACGTCCATTGATTGGAGCCAAAGAAGAAATCAGCATCCGAACCGTCTTTGTTTTTCCAAATAAGCCGCGTATTCTTCGCAAGTTCTTCACAAGCCGGGTGCGCAGCGTCGTTCGGAACAACTTCAACGTCATAGCCGCGCAAGCGGGCTTCATACGTCGCAACGCAGGATTGGCAATTGATGCCATAGGAGGATTTTTCCCCATAATGCGGATTCACCCGCCCGGTATCGGCCTGCGCATGCGTCATTGGATTCCCGCGTAAAACGCCCGCAATGGCTTCTTTCATATCCTGTGCGGCGCTCTGCGTCCCCCCGGCTTTCCACGCTTTCCATTCCTTGTAGGTCATGTCGGAAATCAATTCGCTTTCCGACCTGTCCTCGTTATATGCCCGGCGCTGTGCGTTCTCCGGCATATATTCGGGGTATTCATAGATCATTGTACAGCGGCAGTTCCAAACGTTGGCGGGGTGCGCGGAAAAATCGCCGGGGTACATGATCGGGCCTAAATCGCTTTTGAACGGTTCGTCAACTTCCGCCGTCTGGCCGTCAAGGTTCGCGTGCGCGTCACGGGTACGGCTGTCCAGCGTAGCAAGCCATTTCTTCTTGACCTTGATCCCCATGCCCTGCGCTTCATGCAGCATTTCCATGCGGCCCGCGTTCTGCGCTCCGGTCATAGCTGTACGGGCATACCGAACCATAGCTTTCTCGTTGCTGCTGGCGGTGTCCCGCGCTATGCGGTTGGCAATCTGCGGGATAGATTCGCCCTGAATAACGCCTTGTGTGATAGCATTGGAAATCTTGGTCTGGTTCCAGCCCCTATCCTTATTCTCGTCTATCTTCCGGCGCGGTAGCAATTCCGGCTGCTCTTTTATCAGCCTTGTTACCGTGGCGCTGTCATAAACGCCGAAGGATAAATCCATGCCTGCGTCATGCTCAAGGCTGTACGCCTGGAAGGTGGCGTTCTCTCCGAATACGGCGCGTTTCTTGCCCTCTACAATATCGTTGGCCTGCTGGTTCGCGTACAGAAGGGAAGTAGCAACGGAATCAACCTTGTCTTTCCATTGCTTGCCGATGAACACTTGCCCATTGAGCCAGTTATCGTAGTCCTGCTTTGAGAGCGTCCCGGCGGCAACCTGCGCCCGCTTTGCCGCGTCCTTGGCGTACAGGGCTTGCGTGTGCGCGTTCAGCTTTTCGATTATATCAGACTGTGCTTCCCGGTAAATGGCGCGGAAACGGCGCTCCATTTCCCGCATAGCCGCATCCGTGTATCTGGTGCCCGCGTCCGCCATGCCATCACCTCAAGTTCTCGTCCTGGTTTTCTTCCTCGGTTTCCTGTTCCTCATCCGCGAACCGGTCAGCGTTGCTCATGTCCTTTGCGTCGAGAATCGCTTGCACTTCGTCAACGGTGACCCAGGGCAGCTTTTCGAGGATAGTTCTATCATCGAGATAGTTGGCGGCAAGCATCACCATTTCCGTGACTTCCTTCTCGTTGGTAATTGCGCTGCGCTTGAATACCGGCGTATCCTTGATACCCATAAGGGCAAGAATTTGCTGGATGTACTCGATAAGCTCAAATTCAAAAGTATCCGCTTCCTGATCCATCGGCTTATACGCGGCTTCAATCTCCGTTGCGGTGCGCTGCTGGGCTGAAAGCTCTACCACGTTCACGTCGCCAAAGTCGGCATATATCCGGTCTATCATGCGCTGTATAAACGTTTCCCGTGCCTGATACGGCGGTTCCTGGGTGTACGGGGTTATACTGCTATGGTCACCGTCTACAACCGCCATATGCTGCAATAAAAGCCTATCAAGCAATTCCCGCTTATCGGTTTCGTCCATTCCCATGCCGCCGTTGACAAGCCAGTAGATTTGTGCGCAATCGTGCATATCATTGGCGAAGCCGGAAATTACCAAATCAAGCGCGTCAATCTTCGCTTTCAGGTTGTCCAGTACGGAAACATGCTGATCGTTGGCGTACAGCGGAATAATGGGCAGGGTGGAATAACTGCCGGTTGCCACAACTTCCACGCCGTCCGCTTCGCTGACCTGCACTTCCTCCTTGTACGGCACAAGCTCCCCAGCGGGCTTCAAGGCCCCGAACCCGGTTTCCCCGTTCGTAGGTTCAAATCGCTGGCAACCTTCCTCCGTATACAGCACGGCAATGATGGGCTTCAAATGCCAGTCAAGCGACCAGAACCGGATCCCGCCGCGCAGCTTGCCGGTGTATTCATCGTACAACGGAAGGAACTCGCGCTTGGTGAAAACGTCAAACTCCCACTTATCTTCCTCATGCCCCTTGTGGACGAAAGTATAACTTTCCCCGTTGCCGCAAGCCCAATACGCCGCCTTGTAAACGCGGGTGTCGAATTTCTCACCCAACATATCCTTTACCGCGTCCACGGTTTTCATGCTCCCGTCTTCCCCGCGCTGCTGGTTCGCGCTGGCAAACGAAACGCCGTTGCCCAGGGAATAGGCGCAACGGTCAGAAATCAGGCGGTGCAGGATATTGGAGGAAATGCGGTTATTGGAAGCGGTGAAATCGGTCACTTGCTGGCCGGTCATGTCGTATAGCACTTTGACGGTCTCGATAATAGCCGTGTCACGGCCCGCCATGTACTCCGCTTCCATCTGCGCTTTCTTCCATTCCTTGCTGCTTGTGTAGGTAGCAAGCGCATCCTGGACAAATTTTGTTACGTCTTTTGCTTTCTCGAAATCCTGAAAAGTGATCATTTTCCGTCCCCTTTCCATAACTTCGGCGTTCCGTCCGCGTTGACAAGCAAAACGAGCGTACCACCGTTGTATGTTCCGACGCTTTCAGCATACATAACACGGGTTTCAGTGTCATAGATGATCGAAAACGACCCATAGTTTTCTATAAGCCGGAATATACCGATTTTCTTTTCTTTCGGTTCTTCCTCCAAATTCGCACACCCGGCAAGGCACAGCGCCAGCAGAACAAGCGCTATTGCAAGAGCTATCTTTTTCATCATGTCACCTCTCAAACGGCGATTTGTATTCTGTGCCGCTTTTTTTGTCGAATATACGGCAGATACAAGCGGCGCTGTCCGGCGCGTCATCGTGCTCCGCCCCTTCGTTGTACGCCATGATCTGTTCAATATACTTTTTATCGGTTCCCCTGAGGAACACGATATTGGGCCACCACTTGCGCAAGAAGGTAGCAATCTTGAAAAACTTGTTCTGTGTTTCGTCGTATAGCTTTACCTGTTCCCCCATGCGCTTGAACTCTTTCCCGACAAAGCCTTTATCGGCGTTCGTTTCAAGGTATATCGGGGAGCAGCGCAGGCGGTGGGTATCGGCGGCGAATACGTCCATCAGGGTATCAATATGCTGGTTCCGCAGTTTACCGAACATATAGATTTTATCGCCGGTGCGCTTCGCACAGGTCAAGGCTGAACCGTCCGGGCCACCGAACGCCGCGTCAATGTGCGCCTTGCCGTCATA